TTAGGCTGCTAGTAATTTCTTTGCGGCTTCGATTTGTTCAGGTTTTAACTTTTTAATTTCTGCTGCTAAAGCATTTATATCTACAGGTGCTACAGTGCCTCCAGGTGCTGCTGTATTTTGTCCTTGACTATTGCCCCTAATATCAGACATTGGATTACCAGTTTTGTCGTCTTTACCGTCATTGTTTGCGTCTACTTGATCTGTTGGTGTGGTTGCGTTATCTGCTGTACCAATAGCCGGTGCTTCTTTATTTAATTTGTCACTAAGTTCTTCTGCGGCACCTGGTTCAATATTTGCTCCGCCTTCAACTGGTTTATCAGTTTCTTTATCTACAACATCAAATTTCTTAGGATCAGTAGCACTAGGTTGCATTGTATATCTTTCACCTTTCGGTTCAAATGCACCTGCTTCTTTATTCATTTTGTCACTCATAGGTTCTGCTTTTTCAGGAGCAAGTCCTACACCATCTTTGACTGGTTTACTTGTTTGTTTGTCTATGATGTCTACTTTAGTTGGATCGTTTTGATTTTTTTGTAAAAGATATCTTTCTTCTTTTCCGCCAGGTGTATCTGCACCTGCTGCATCAGCATCTGCTGCTTGACCAGGCGCTGGTGTCGATCCGCTATCTCCTGCTGTTGAATCTGTAGGAGCATCTGCATTTGTTTCTGCATCTGCTGCACCTGGATCTGCATCAGCATCTGGTGCATCTGTTTTTGCCGGAACTTCAATCTTCATTGAATCGTATGTTCCTTTTATAACATCATCTGCAACACCTAGTCCTTTAATTACATCGTATACTTCTGCACTATCTGTAGGTGATCCTGCTTTTTTCCAAGCACTCATTAATTTTTCTGCTGTAACTTTTGTAGTAACTTGTTTTGCTGCGCCACTTATAGCACCGCCTGCTGCCTTAGCACCTTTAGCAATAGCGCCGCCTGCTGCTTTGGCACCTTTTTTAAGAGCTCCGCCGAGAGCACTCAATCCACCTTTGTCAAATTCTGTCAGTGTTTCTGTTCTATGATAATGTGATACTGCATCAAACACACTTTCAAACATTAATTTGTTTTCTAACATATGTGTGTTTACATTTTCTAGTCTATTAAACAGTAGATACACTTGACCTTCTGATAGTTTTTGTCCTGTAGTAATTTTACTTTCTTCTGCTTTAGGAGCATTTGCTGCAACAACTTTTTTGTCTTGCATTGCTACACTCATTGCAACCGCTGTTGCTGCTGCGCCAAGACCTTTTGCAAGATCCTGTTTAAAGGTATTAACAATTGTATCAATCCCTGCTTTAGAATCACTCGCTTCGCCACTGTATTCGCTTAAGAACTTTCTAAATTGGTCTATATCTTCATCTGACAAATTTGCATTGTCTAGTTGATCCCACATTGGGTGATTAGGCATTGTGCTAACACTTTTAACAACCATTACAGGATTGCCGTCTGCGTCAACACCTTCGATAGAAACTTCACTAGTCCAACTAAGTGGTGGCTCAATTCCACTAATAGTTGAACTAATTTCCGATTTAAATGTGTCACCAACTTTAATTTCTGAACCATCTGGTAGTGTAGTAGAACCAAGTGTAGGAGTATCTCCTGTCCAATTTGTAGCAAGTTCTTTGTTAGCAGAAATTTCTGTGCCCATAAATTTAGCATCAGCAATTGCTTTTTCCATTTGGAATAATTTTTGCACTTGCTCTACATCTAGTCCTTTTGATTCTGCCCACGCTTGAACTTCAGGAGAAATGTTTGGTTCAGTGTCAAAGTTGATACCTGCGTCTTTTAATTGATCAGATGTAATAGTTTCTGCCGGAACAGTTTCAACAGTATCACCAAATGTCTCGCCGTCTGCACCTGGGCTAGTAGTTGTAGATTGATATGTTGTTGTATCTCTTGCTAAATCCTGCCCTTCTAGTCCTGCATAATCAGCAAGTGCATCTCTGCCACCTAGTTCACCAATTTTCTTTGATGTTTCTGAAAACTGTTGCATTATAATTTCACGCTCTTCAGCAGATACATTTTTTGCTGCTGTTTCTAGTGCGTTTTGTGTTTTAAGTAGATCTTCAATTGCTTCTGGTGATACGTCTTCGAGGCTAGTTGCCTTCATTGCTTCTAGTCCGCTAACATCAATTGTTTGTCCGTCACTGGCAATAATTGCCTGCGAAATATCAGGGTCAATAAGATCGCCAACTGCTTGAATTGCTCCACCTGCAAGAGCACCAACTGCACCAGTTTTAATTGATTTACCAACTGCTGTTGAAAGTTCTTTACCTTGTAAAATGTCTTTTGTGGCTCTTGCCAAGAAACCTGCTACAGCACCACCAAGTGGTCCGCCTGCCATAGCCGCCGCTGATGTTAGAATAGCAACCGCTACTGTTGCTTTTCCTGGATTTGCTTTTGCCCAATCGCTTACTGCTTTTACAGCACCTACTACTTTTGAATCTTTGTCGCCAATTTTCTGTTTAAGTTCATTAAACTTGGCATCCATATTTTGCACTGGTCCTGCTTTTTTAATAGCAGCACCAAGGTCATCAATCTTTTTGTTTATTGCACTTGCTACGTTGCCAACAGCATCAGCACCTTTACCTATTGCTGTTCTATTAGAACCTGCTGCTGTTGCGCCTTGTTCAATACTTGTAAATAAATTTTTAATTTGGTCTGCTGAAAGATTTGCTTCAGTAACTATTTTTTCAACATCAGATACCCAAGGCTGGATTACCTTTTGTTCTAGCAATAGCATATCAGGATCGTTCCATCCTTCAGTAATATATCTTTTTTGTAATTGTTCTAATCTCATTTTATAACATCTTTAATAATTTTTGTTTGTCACCTGTACGCAGTGTGGCAATTTGTTTTTGTATTTCCGGAGGTACGTCTGTACCTTTAAATGCATCTGCTGCTGATTGTGCAGCACCCTTGGCTCCGCCTTGCTGTGCATCTTGAGGAGCAACTCCTGTTCCTGCATCTGCTTGTCCACCTTCATCACGTGCAATTGCATTTCTTACTGCTGCCATGAATATACTATCTAATTGCTTATCTGACAAAGTAACAGCAGCATCTTCTAATATAAAGTTTGCTTCACTCCAATCTATAGATTGATTTACTGCCTGTTTGTTTTGTTCGCTAGGTGGAACTATTTTTTTCTTAGCACCTTTAATTGCTAAATTGTTATCTGGATTACCTTCAGGTTGTTTCTGTGTAGTATTCTGTGCAGGTTTTTGTGCATTAGGATCAGCATTCTGTGCAGGTTTTTGTGCATTAGGATCAGCAACAGCATCTTTAGCACCAGCAACAGCACCTTTAGTAACATCTGCTACACCTTTACCTACTGCTTTGGTAGCATCAACTGCTCCTTTTGCTGCTTTGCCAGCAGCCGCGCCAATTTTTTGTCCTGTAGTCATCTTGGACATTTCTTGTTCTGCATCACCTGTAGGATAATTGTTTTTTCTTAAAAAATCTATTACTATCTGTGGTGTAGCATCTTTGCCTATTTTACCAAGATGTACGTTAAATTGCTTTTTTAGCCAGTTGGCTTCTTTGCCTACTTCTAAATTACCCTTGGCTTTATCACCAGTTGTGCCTGGCACGAAAGATTTTGCTCTATCTTTCAGACGTGATAAGAAGCCTTGCGGTGCTTCATCGAGCTGTTTTTCTATCAGAATTTCGTTTAAACGCATTAATCTACATCCATAACTGTTATGTAATGTTATTTATTCAATTACACTGTTAGTAAGATCTAAAGATCTTATGCGTTTTCGCTAACGCTCAACGCATTTTTTTCTCTTATACATTATATATGTGATTACAACAATTACGAAGTAATTTTGTTAGCATCATGTAGATAGTAGAGCCACAATTCGCCCGTTGCCGGACGAATTGGTTTGTTGAGCTTCATGTGAGTTAGCGTCACCAACCTGTTAAAGAAGATTACATATAATATGTGCGGAGGCGGCAGACCGTCAACCCCCTACTTCAGCATTCGCAATATCCGCGGAAAGCAGTTAATCCCTAACAGTCGAAATTACTTGCTTTGTGGTTGTATCTTTTTTACAGAGCCACATCTTTTATGCCTGTAGTTAGCATTATCCTTGCAACGCACCAGTATCTGATCACACGAGTAGTGTGACCTCAAGGTGAGTCGAGGTACCCCGACCAAACTGTGTTGCTATGTTAAGCCTTGTTTTTGATGTGTCTTTCTAAGAGTGCCTTGCGCAATTTATCTGAACCGCCTACTCTAACATTAATAATGCCGTTGTAATATTCATCTGATTCCAAAACTCTACGGTCAAACTGCTCTCGTGCTTCAAGGTAAGACATTTCACCTCTACCATTACACATATAAAGTATTTCTCTTGTAAAGTTTTGTGGGCCTAGGGCTTCAACATCTGCTTGTAAGTTATCGGATGATCCCCAATAATCTTGCCAATCTGATTCTTTGTATCCACGCCTTTTGTTTTTCTTGCCTTTGAGAGGTGGTTTAGTGGTCTTAAATTTGGCTAGTTTTTTGCCTATGTATTTTTTATTATTTGTTTTGTTGGTAATAAGATAAACAAAGCCTTCATATTCATCTGCTATGGAGTCTATTTCTTTGCCTTCAAATGTCCAACTAGGATTCGTCATCAGTCTTACTTACTTTCGAAGGTCGACCAACCATGCCTTTTCTGGATTTTTTTCTTTCTTGCCTTTTATCTTGTATTTCTTTTCTTCTTATACTAGCAAAGTTACGTATTTCTGACAGCCAAAAGCGTGATTTGATTCCTGCTTCGTCTGAACCTTTGTATTCAAAACGTTCTTGCCACTTAAAATAGTTTTGGAACGCTTCAATCATTTTGTCGTGACTGTCAGTTGCCATGTATTATTGGATTATTTCTATATCATTTGAATATGAAGTAAATCCATTCTCCTTAATAACTTTAAGAACGTGATTTACACGCCCTGCTAAATCGTCTCTGTGAGAAATTAGGAACACATTTTTGCTTCTTTCACGTGTCATCTTTTTAAGAATACCAATACTGCTTTCAACACCTGCACTGTCCATGCCGCTGTCTACAAGTTCATCAATAAACAATAAATTAATACCGTGATATAATGATTCCCAAACATCTCTAAATGCCCAACTTAAACTTAAAATGAGTCTATTTCGCTCACCTCTACTGAGGTTATCGAAGTCTAAGTCCTGTCCTAGTTGTGTAATAACTACCGTTAAATCGTTCTGAAATTCAACAATGTGCGGCAATCCTACCTTAGCAAGATAGTAAGTTAGGCGTTGATTTAGATATGCTAAATTCTGTTCAATAATCTTTTTACGCACAAAACTATCTTTATTTGTAAGCAACTTATATAAGAAATCCATATGATCTTTTTCTTTTGTCAGATCATTTAATGTTTCAAAACTTATTTCTTGTATTGCAGTTTCTTTCAAATCAGCAATTTGTTCAGAATACGGATTATCTTCTGTTTGTTTTTGTTCTAGTTCTTTCTGTAAACTTTCAACTGTGTTTCGATGGTTATATGCTTCTTCAACACTATCATATTCTGTATGCGGACAACTTTCTAAATCTCCAATATCAGAAACAATTTTTGCGTGTTCAGCATATTGCGTTTCATTAGTTGCAATTTGCTGTGCTGCTTCTTGTAATAACGTTTCTTTATCTTTTAGAATTTCGTCTTGCTTTGCATCATGTAACTCTTGTCCGCATGCATAGCACTTGTGATCTTTTAGTGCAGCAATTTCCTTATCTAATTTTTTAATTAGTTTTTCTTGCTTGTCATTGTCAGCAGTAATATTCGCCATCCAACGCTGTGCTTCATCAAGAGAACGTTTTTTATCGTTGAATCTTTCCCAACATTTATGTGCTTCAATTTCTGCTTCAATGTCAATACGTTCAAGTGCTGCGATACTTGCTTCTAAAGACTTTATGTTTTCTTGTTTTGTATCTTCCCATATACGCTGTTTGCGTTCTAAACTTTGAATATTTTCTTCTATTCTTTCGTTACTTGTTTTTACTGTTTCTATTCTAGTATTTTCTGCATTGATACTATCTCTGTTAACTTTCATTTTCTCTCTTAGTACTTCTGCTTTTTCTGAAAGCATTGTAATACCAAGCAATTGTTCGATAATAGCACGTTGATCATTGTTCTTCATTGATAAGAATGGTTCAGTATATGTGTTCAAAGCAAGAATATGTTTGAACATATCGTGACTCATTCCAAAAAGTGCTTCGATATCTTTCTGTGTCTCTCTACTATCACCTTGTGCTTCGTCAGTATCTGTAGGTTCTTGTTCAGTTCCGTTTACAGTAAACTTTAGAACATTGGGCTTTCTGCCTCTGTGTATGCTATATTCTACTCCGTCTTTTTCAAAATCAATAGAAACCAACATACCCTTACCGTTAATTTTATTGATAAGATTATCTCTCTTAATATTTGTAAGAGCATTTCCATAGATTGCATAACTTAATGCGTTGACGATAGTTGTTTTACCAGTGCCGTTTCTGGAACCGCTACCGTCGCCGCCTAAGTCTAGGTTTTCACCTAACACAAGTGTAAGTTCTCCTTTGTCAAAATCAATTGCTTGAGTTTGATTACCCACACTCATAAAGTTTTTTACCGTTATGTTTTTAATTCTTATCATAGGTCTCGATAAATCTCCGTAAGCATACGCCTGTCATAGGTTTCGCTATCTAACTGTTCAATCTGATTGAGTACAATTGTGTCAACACTTTCAAACGAAAGATCAATAGGATCAACATTTGATTCCACTTCTACCTTTTCCGGTATAAGCATTAGTTCTCGCAATTTAAACTGCGGAATAAATTGTTCTTTAATAAAGTTTGCTTCTTCAAATGTAATTTGTACATCAATTGTTACTCTTGCATGCATGTTTTCTTTTAGATGATCTTCTGGCTTTTCAAGCAACTGCGAAAGTCTGAAAGTTCTAAACACAGGTTGTCCTGGCCAAGTCTTGTATTCAGGCTTACCGCCCCAATCTAAAAACATCATTCCACGTTCGTCATCCCATGCATCTGCATAGTTGTGTGGAAATGCGTTACCAATATATGTTACATTTCCTTTAGTTTGCCTTTTATGAAAATGTCCCGAGAACACGTACTCTTGATTAACAAAGTGATCTGGCTGTAATTCTCCATGATCAGGCATTTCTACCATAGCATTCATTTTAAAGTACGGTAATTCAAAGTGTCCAAATACATATCTACTTTGTATGTCTTTAACACCCTTCCATTCTTCGCCAACTAACCAAGGAAGTAATGTAACTTCTCCTTCTGTAAACTGTTCTGTGATAGGAACAATATTAGGAAATAGTCGCATAAACTCAACACTATTGATTTCACGTTTGTCTTTATAAAACAAATCATGGTTACCAACCATAAAATAAGTTTTTTCAAATGTTTCGTTGAGTCTTTCTAAATTAGAAACTGTATAGTTCATTGTGCTGACATCAGTAGTCGCACGGTTGTGGTGCCAATCTCCTAAAAAGATACAAGTTTCAGCACCAGCGGCTTTTGCTTCTTTGCAAAACCATTTAATAAATTCTTCACAATCTGTGTTGTGAATCCTGCTACCAGACTTCATACCAAAGTGAATGTCGGTAAAGCAGGCTGCTTTCTTAAATAACGGCATTTATTCTCCTTGCTTTATATTGTAACGGATATCTTTAATAATGTCAAGATTTTTTCTTATCTTTATCGTGACTAGGATGTGAATCTGCATTTTGTCTAGTCCAACTCGGATTCATTCCGTTCATTTCTAGTATGTCATCTCTAATGTTTTGGTTGCGTTTTTCAATATTAATGATTCTAACAAATGAATTGGTTACAGCCGCAGTATAGTAAGCAAATGGATTTTGCGATTTTGATTCATCAAATTGCAATCCAATCTGTGCTAATTGTAAAATGGCCTGTCCTTTCATTTCGTCATTGTAAGTATAGCCACGTACATTACCTCTTGTTGCATATCGTTCGCATAGTTTCATCCACATTCTAGCAAGTTCGTTTGTAGCCTTTCCTGCTTTAGGATTAAAGAAACCGTTTTCCATACCACCTTCCCAATGACTTTTGCCAACACATATCAAGTTGTTCTTTTCATCAAATTTCCAATGTTGAAATGGTGGAAAGTTTACTTTAACATGTCTATCAGCGGTTGTCTTTTTTGTTTTTTTGCGTGATAAATCTTCTGGAATGTGGTCGAATGTCATAATACGGAAAACTAAGTCCGTTTTTTGCATTTTTCTATAATCTATATCGAATTCTTTTGCAGGAATTTTCTTGCCAGCAGCCTCTACGGCTGCTTCGTGATTTGCTTTTGCGAGTCTAGCAGCACGGTTTCTTTTTGCTTGTGCTATAGATCGTATGTTAATTTTTTCAAGACTTGGCAGAATAATGTCGTATTGATGGTATTCAGGGTCGACAAAGGAGCAGAAAGCGGATTTACTTTTGTGTATTTGTGCCAATAAGTCTCTGTTGTTTAGATATTTGACTTTTTTCATAATTTTTGAAGTTCTCCTAATATTTATTATAATAGCACATAATGAAAGAAATAAATAGAGTAAAGTAATCAAAAGATGAGGAAATATTACCAAAATGGCATTATCAGTTAATCCGGTATCGCAGTTAGTACAAAAAGTGGATTCAGAAGTCAGTGCTGCACTAGAAGCAGTAGAGACAGGCGTGCCTAAAATAGGCAACGCTTTAGAAAAAGCAAAACTAGATGCTAAACTAGCTCAACTAGGCGGAGACCTAGGTAGTGGTCTCAACATGGCCACAGCAACTGGCAGCGAACTTTTAGAAAATGTTACTACTGGAATGGGTAGTGTTGTCAATAATAATCTTGGAGGAGGACTGCCAGATAATCTTGCAGGAATAGATGGAGCAGCAGAGGCTGTAGGTAATTTTGGAAGTCTTGTAGGCGATACTGTAAAAGACTTTGGAAACGCTGGTGTTGGTAATGAAATAAGTTCACTTGCAAGTAAATTTACAGGAGGCAATCTAGCAGGCGGTGCCCAAGCAATAGCAGGTAAAATTGCAGAGGCTGCAGGTGCACTGAATGATTTTTTAAGTTTGAAACGTGGTGCTGGTCTTCCTAAGGGAGGAGAATTGTTCCAGACGTCAGGTGCAGGCATAGAAGTCTTGCCACAGACAGGGGCAGATTGGAGAGTAAGAATTGCATGTGATTGGAGTTTGTTTCCAGGTAATCCACAGTTTGAATTATTACAAAAGTCTCAAGGCGCTGTATTTCCTATTTTACCTGATATTACTTTTTCAACAAAAGCAAATTATACACAAATTGATCCTATACATAATAACTATCCCTTCCAAGCCTATAAAAATTCACAGATTGATGAAATAATGATTTCTGGTACGTTTATAGTAGAAGATGAAACTCAAGCAGCATACTGGATAGCAATGACAACTTTCTTTAAGACAATGACAAAAATGTTTTTCGGTCAAGGTGCAAATGTAGGTGCACCACCGCCAGTATGTAGATTAACAGGTTATGGTGCAAGTGTATTTGATAACGTTCCTGTTGTTGTTAAGTCTTTCTCAGTTGACCTAAGCAGTGATGTGCAATACAAACGTTGTAATGCTTTTGGAACAAATACTTGGGTACCAATTGAAAGTTCCGTTAATGTAACTGTA